CAGAGCAGCCTGCATTCGACCCTGATGCTTACTTGGCATCGGTAAAAGAATCGCCCGCTGCATGGCAAGTGGGAGTAAATGCCGTCAACAAAGGCATGGCTAACGCGATTGATATGCTGCTGAATGCGCCGCAAAACGTGGCAAACCTTGCGCGTGCGGGAGTAGGTACGGCTGCAATCGCTGCTGGACGATCCGATCTTGCGCCGGAACTTCGTCCGACCCCTGACCTAGCCCGCAGAGCGTTTACCGCCCTCGGTGGTATTCGCCCTGAGTTTGAGCCGTCAACCACAGGACAACGGGTGCTAGACGTTGCAGGGCAAGGCGTAGGCGGCGGCGTAATGTCTCCCGCTGCATCGCTAGGCGGGATGGGTAGAAACGTCGCTATGGGCGGCGTAAGCGGGGCAACGGGGCAAGGAACAACCGAAGCCACAGGAAGCCCGCTGGCGGGAATGCTTGCTAGCATGACAACCCCAAGCGTAATGAGTGCAGCGGGTAATCGAGCGCAAGCTGCTATCAACCAAGCGAGATTGCAAGAAGCACAGCAAAGTTTGCGGAATCAGACTTTGCGAGCGGGACAAGAGGCGGGATACATGATTCCCCCTTCGACTGTTAATCCGTCTGCGGTCAACAAGATTCTTGAAAGCGTTGCAGGTAAAGCAGCAGTAGGTCAAGAGGTTAGCCTACGCAATCAAGAAATTACCAACAGATTGATGCGTCAAGAATTGGGACTTCCCGAAGGAACTCCAATAACGGAAAAAGCATTGTCGGATTTTCGGGCTAGGGTTTCTCAGCCTTATCAAGAGATTGCAGCCATATCGCCACTGGCGAGCAGCACGTTGGACAAGCTAAAAGATGCTCGATTTGAGGCAAAAGCGCAATGGAATTTTTACAATCGAAGCGCCGATCCAAAAGCATTGGCTTTAGCAAAACAGCTTGACAACAAAGCCGATATGCTGGAAACGGCTTTAGAAAAAATTGCTGCAAAGTCAAATCAACCGCAGCTAGTTGATGATTTGCGAGAAGCAAGAAAGCAGATAGCAAAATCGTACAACATTGAGAACGCGCTAAACATTGGAACTGGCAACATTTCAGCGCCAATCCTTGCGAGGCAAATGGATAAGGGTGCTCCGTTTACTGGAAACCTAGCTACAACAGGTCGGTTTGCAAATGCGTTCCCATCGTCAATGCGTGAGGGTGAAAGAATCCCTACGCCTGGCGTAAGTGCGGGCAATGCTTTGGCTTCCGCAATTCTTGGAACTGTAGGCGGTACACAAATGGGTGCGCCTGGCGCATTGGCTGCGGCATTGCCTTATGCAAGCATTCCGGCGAGGGCGTTAGTAACGTCCCCCGCATATCAAAGAATGATGGCGCAACCTAATTATTCGCCAGGCATGACTAATCGCGCACTTGCTCCGTTAGGTGGCATGAGGCCCGAAGAAGAAGCATTACTAAGCGCACTTGCGGCAGCAAGACAACAAGGAGCACAACAATGAGCTACAACGGAACTGGAACATTCGTAATCAATACGACGGGGCAACCTGTCGTTACTGGAACGGTCATTTCGTCAAGCGTGTTTAATGCTTTGACGAGCGATCTAGCGACTGGTCTTTCGACAGCCATCACAAAAGATGGTCAAACTACGATTACTAATAACATTCCATTTAGCAATAACAAAATCACAGGTCTTGCTGTAGCTACTACTTCGGGCGATGCGTTGAGCTATGGACAAGCGGCTACCGTAAGCACATTGACGGTATCCGGTTTAACTTCGGGCCGCGTTCCGTATGCCACGACTGCCGGGTTGTTGACTGATTCTGCCAACCTGACCTTTAACGGCACGACGTTGACGGCTAACACCATTGGCGCATTCACGTTGTCAGGAACGATTGCAGGTGGAGGCAATCAGATCAATAACGTGGTTATAGGAACTAGCACTCCGTTGGCGGGTAGTTTCACCACGGTATCGGCAACGACTTCGGTTACCACGCCATCAGTCACCAACGCCGGTACGCTTGCGCTGTCAGCAACCGGCGCGAACATAATGACGGCCAGCACCAACGGCAGCGAACGTATGCGTATCAACTCCAGCGGTAATGTGGGCATTGGGACAAGTTCACCTAGTTATCCATTAACGGTTGTCTCTAATTCTAGCGCGGTAGGTTTGGCAGTCTATGGCAGAAGCTCGGATAGTTTGTCCGGTGCTTATTGGTTTTCAAATACCGGTGCAACTACATACGGCACAATCTTAGCAAGTGCAACTGAATATAGGATTACATCTACACCAGCCGCAGCCGTTCAAACTTTTTATACAAACGCCACAGAACGCATGCGTATCGACTCCAGCGGTAATGTGGGGATTGGTACTACTGCAAATGCTTCAGCAATTTTAGATGCACAAAGCACAACAAAAGGTGTTTGTTTTCCAAACATGACTACAACTCAAAAGAACGCTGTTTCTAGTCCTGCGGCTGGCCTCGTTGTATTTGACACTACCCTTTCAAAACTGTGTGTTTATAGCGGCGCTGCTTGGCAAACAATAACGTCTGTTTAATTTTTTAAAAGAGTAACGACATGATTACATGGAAAGTTGAACAAATGGATCGTCAAGCATCAGATGGACTGGTAACCACGGTGCATTGGCGGGCAACTGAGCAAGACGGTGACGATGTTGCAAGCGCATACGGTTCAGTCGGACTGGAGCGCGGCGATTCGTTCATTGAGTACGATTCTTTGACTGAAGCGCAAGTTGTTGCTTGGGTCAAAGAAAAGGTCGAGGCCGACACGATTGAAGCTAATCTTGCGGCTGAGATTGCAGCAAAAAAGAACCCTGTCATGTTGACTGGGACACCGTGGTAACTTAAGGAGAATCAACATGGGAAAAGACAAAAAGACCCCCATTACGATCAACAACGTAGAGTATGACTACGACGACATGACAAAAGAACAACAGAGCTTGTTTAATCATTGTGTCGATCTTGATAGAAAAATCAATTCTGCTCAATTCAATCTTGAGCAAATGCTTGTTGGAAAAAACGCTTTTATTGAGATGTTAGAAACGGCGCTCAAAAAGGATAATTGATGGAAAGCATTGACACCAGGCTTGCTGTTCACGAGGCGATATGCTCGGAGCGGTACACCTATATAGCCGCCACATTGAAGGATGGCGATAAACGCATGACGAAAATTGAGTATTTGCTTTATGCGGTAATTGTTGTCGTTTTGCTTGGGCCTGGTGTTGGTGCTGAATTTGTTCGTAAATTGCTCGGATTGTAAGAGGGTTTATGCAACATGATCGATCCAGTAACTATAGGAGCGGCGTTTGCCGTAGCTAAGACTTCGGTTGCCTTTGTCAAAGAGGCGATCAACATGGGCAAGGAAATCCGTGATTGTTACGGTGAACTGTCCAAGTTTTTTACGGCGCAAGGTCAGATTGAAAAAGCCGCCAAGCAAGTTGAGGCGGCAAAAGCAGCAGCAAAGCCTGATGATCCTAAAGAGGCAGCAGCGCAGGAATCAGTGCTGTCTCAGGCATTTACCATTGTCATGCAGCGCAAGCAAATGCGTGACTTTGAGATTGAGTTGCGCGACTTGTTTGCCATGAAAGGCGAGACAGGGCCTGGCAGTCTATACGAAGAGTTGTGCGCCGAGCGCAACAGAATCAGCGGCGAGCAAGACGAGGCAAATCGAGAGGCTATCCGTAAAGCAAGATTAGCCAAGGATCGCGCTGCAAGGAAAAAAGAAGAATTTGAGCAAGCCTTGATGACTGCGGGAATCTTTGTATTCCTCGGCATAGGCGGCATCATCATATTTGTTGCAATCTACTTTAGGGGCTGAAATGCTATCTCTTATCTCAAGTTCTCTTTCTTTCCTAATGGGCGGGTTGCCGTCAATTCTGTCGTTTTTCCAAGACCGAGCCGACAAGAAGCACGAGATCGCCCTAGCGCAGATGCAGATCGAACGGGAACTGGAGCTAAAGAAAGCCGGTTTTGAGCTTGAGAAGCAAATCGAGGAAATCAAGACCGAGCAGATCAAGGTGCAGGCGCAGAGCCGGACTGAGGAGCTAGTCGTTCAGTCGCAGCAAGTCGCTGTAACCGAGAAAATTGCCCTCCTACAGCACGATACGGACAGCGCCAAGGGTGCTAGTCAATGGGTGGTCAACGCACGCGCTATGGTGCGTCCTGGCATCGCCTACGGCATGTTTCTGTTGCTGGTGTTCGTGGATGTATTCGGCTTCCTGTACGCCTTCAAGACGGGCGTGGCGTTTGACGTGGCGCTGAACAACTTGTGGGATGATGATTCGCAGATCATCTTCAGCAGCATCATTGCTTTCTACTTCGGCGGGCAGGCATTCAAGCGATGAAAGTCTCGCCGCTGTGCATCAAGATGATTGCACACCATGAGGGCGTGAGATACAAACCTTACCGCTGTCCGGCTAACTTGTGGACTATCGGAATCGGGCACGTCATGTATCCCGACAACGCCAAGCTGACAATGGCTGAACGGCTGAAAGTAGACTTACATCCCGAGGACAATCGGGTGTGGAGCAAGGAGGAAGTGGATGCAATACTTGCAAACGATTTGGCTAGATTTGAGCGCGGCGTTACCCAGTATTGTGGCGAGCTTACCCAAAGTAAATTCGATGCTCTCGTCTGCTTTGCTTTCAATCTTGGTTTGGGAACGCTACAGCGCAGCACCCTCCGTCAGAAGGTGCTGCGCCGGGATTATGAAGCGGCTGCGGCTGAGTTTATGAAGTTCACCAAAGCAGGAGGCAAAGTTTTGCCAGGGCTGGTCAAGCGTCGAACTGATGAGCGTCTACTTTTTTCTTCATAATCCACCGGTACTGCTGTTCACTCATAACCCGCTGTTCAGTTTCGGGGCATGAATTAACTTTGCACCACATGACCTTATCGCCAGGTTTGAATGGGACATCACAAACTTTGCAACGCTCATAGCTTTCCATTTTGCTCTTTCATGTGTGAATAAAAATACATATTTAACTGAGCAACTGCCACTAACAAATCGTTAGTGTAAGCGTTAGCTTTCCACCATTGTTTGTTAAGAGCGGCCTGGTGTATCTCTTTGCGAAGCCTATCGACTTGTAAGATACTTTCTGAATAGTCAATCATAAGAATCGTCCAATCCAAAGTAATGCACCGATAACAGCAATACCAAGCCCCATCATCATCACAGCAGCACAAACATCCTCTAACCATGCTCGTTTGTCATTGATCGGATCAACAAACATAACGAACACGCCAAACGATAAAACGATCATAAATAAGCCACCAAAAAAGATCATTTTTTCTCCTTAGTTAAATGGTAACGCTCACGGCACAGCACGCGGTGGCACTCTTTGCACCAGGACGAGAGCGTTTTGTATTCGGTCAAGTTGAACTCTGTCGGCGGTTTGATCTCTTGGCACTTCGTGCATTGTGCCGGGTGTTCCTTCAGCCTCCAGCGTCTCTGTTTTCTCATTTTCTAGCTTCCGAATCAGTTTGTGATTGAGTTTCCACATCATGTGTTTGGTGCGGGTTCGTCCGTTGTATTGCAGACGTAGACCCATGCGGGACACAAGACCATCCTTTGCCATGCCGTTGAGATAGCTGCCAATAGTGCCAGCATCCTCGTTCAAGACTCCGGCAATGTTGACACCCGTCATTTCTATGTCACGCGCTAAGACTTCACGCATGGCAGCAATGATCTGACGGGCGCGTGGTTTCAGAGCTTGGGCAGGCATGTAACATCCACCACAGACGGAACTAACTGATTGTTGACCTTGCGCTTCGTGCTGATGACCACAGGGCGCATACCTGCCTTCTCGCACTCGCCAATGCCATTGATGACTTCAAGCCTGGACAGCGGCGGCACTTCCTTTTCCACTTGCAGGCTAGAGATAGCCTCGGGGACAGTAGTGCTTGCGGTTGGCTGCAATGATGCACAACCGCTAAGAATGATGACTGCAAAGCAAAGTAAAGTTTTCATTTGGCTACCTGTATCAAAGTTTCGCCCTGTTGCTGGCGGGCGCGATTAAAGATCACGGTTATGTCGGTGTGGCTCGATTTCGTAGGAGTGAACTTGCCATCAAGGATGTATAGATTTCTTTCCCGCAAATAATTGATGCACTCCTTGCGTTGTTCGTCGTAGCGTCGCGGATCGTGCGGCCTCCAGTTTGATACGTCGATCAAGTCGGGCTGTAGTGCGTCGTAGGTCATCATCCAATTGATTGCATCAGCTAGTCTCATCGTCATCCTCCGGTAAGAATCTGCGTCGGGCAGGGTTGTTTTGCCAAAAGTAAAGATTGAATCGAAAATTGCGGCGTTGTTCTGCTGTGATGTGTTTGGTGAAATAATTATCTGTGTCGTCGTACATGGATTTGATAAGTTGTTTTTTGAATCGCTCGCCTTCCATGCCAATCATTTCGACGTAATTTTTTGCTCCATCCATAAGAAACATCATGGCATCCATTGCTTGATCTTGAGAAACAAAAACTTTGTGCCGTAGTGAATCTTTGCGTTTGACTGGCTTCAAGCAAGCATCAAGCACAGCAAGCGTGACGACATTTGCCAGCAACTGAGTGCAGGCGATGGTTTGGGCTTCGTTATCCATAGTGCCTCCGTGGTGGGGTACTTGCCGATGCTTTCCCCCGTTGATCAAAAGGGCAAATCGTCATCCAAGTCAGACATATCGCCAGCCTTCTTAGGCTTGGGCTGATCTTTGTTCTTGTGCTGCATAGAGCAAGACATAAATTTGCCCTTTGCGCCCTCACGAATCCAAGCTGATACCCACACAGGTTCGCCCATCATGTCCATCCCATCGCCTCGATAATCAGGATGGTTATCTGCTTCTTTTTTGGTGTTCTTGAACAACGTAAAGCTGCCGGGTTTCGGTACATAAGCCATTATTTTTGCTCCTTAATTTTGTCAATCATTTCATCTACTTCGGACAGGAACTGCGTTACTGCTTCTTCGATTTCCGTGATGCGTTTCTCATCGCGGTCGAACCGGTGAACAAACAACTGTAAATCTTCGGGAAGTCTTGGATCGTAGGATACAAAGTCGCACCATTGCCGACCTGTGCAGGCCATCTGCCACAGCATCTGATTTTCGTACTGGCGAGGCTGTTTTTTGTCCACCAACGTTTGCAGGTGCGTGGAAGTCTTGGGGCACTTAATTTCCACCAGTCCATCGGTAGACACCAAACCATCGGGACTAGCAGCGCCCTGCTCAATTGTCGGATGTATGACTAGCCCGACTTCGTCCACCGTCCAAGCGCAAAACATTTCGTACTCGGCTCTAGCAAACTTTTCTTGCTCTGTACCCCATCGCATATAGTCATTTACAAAGCCGGACTCCTGCGGAACTCCGGTCAGAATCTCAGCCACGATCTGCGCTTTGTAGTCCCGATAGGCTGCGGTGGTCTTAGCCGCCATCACATCGTTGATCCTCGAGGCCGTGACCTTACCGGCTCGGGCTGCAAGCCATTCGGGACTGCCTTGCGGCATTGACAAAAGTTTCATGCGTCCCCCATTGCCGACTTGCGGGCATTTTTGGCAGCAACAATCTTTTCCATCGCGTCGGTGTCGTTGACTTCCTTGGCGGCTTTATAGGCGACCGTGTAAGCCGTTTTCAGTTCGTCCTGTGTCTTGACTGCGGCGATGGCGGTCAAGTGCGTCTGAAGCGAATCTAGGCGCTTTGCAGGGGCATCCTTGCCTGTAGTGGCATCTAGCAGATCATGCTCGACCACCTCCATCGCTGTAACCCACAAATAACGACGTTGATACGACTCAACAGCGCCGATATTTTGCACTTCGTGGCATCCCTTGAGGT